ATAGTCGTATGAGTGGTGGACTTGGGAGTCTGGGTCCGCGCAGGAGGGTAGCATAACCATGGCATCTCCTAGTTTACCCCGCAGTAACTTTGGTACGGCGTCGCTTCTGGAGCGAAAGAATGCTTTGCCGCTTGTTGATGTTGGGGAAGGCAGTGATGCGGAAGTTACGGTTGAAGAACCGGGCCTCGTTGAAGGCCCTGATATTAACATTGAGATGGAAGAAGACGGCAGCGTGGTTGTGGACTTTGATCCACGTGTGGAACGTGAAGGGACGGGAGATTTTGACGAGAATCTTGCGGAAGTACTGTCGGATCAGGAAATGTCGAAGATTGCTTCAAACCTGATTGATGAGTACGAAACCAACAAGAATGGCCGAAAGGATTGGGAGGAAGCCTACAGCACGGGATTGGAATTGCTGGGCTTTAAATACGAAGACAGAAGCGAGCCGTTTCGTGGAGCTACTGGTGTAACTCATCCCCTGCTCGCGGAAGCGGTCACCCAGTTTCAGGCCCAGGCTTTCAACGAGATGCTCCCTGCTGGTGGGCCGGTACGAACAGAAATTATCGGAAAAGTCACGCCGGAGGTGGAAGACCAAGCGGAGCGCGTCCGCCACTTTATGAATTACCAGATCAGTTGTGTAATGAAAGAGTACACACCTGAATTTGACCAGATGCTTTTCTATTTACCGCTAGCCGGTTCCACTTTCAAAAAAGTGTACTACGACGATTTTCTGCGCCGAGCAGTCAGCAAGTTCGTTCCGGCAGAGCAACTCATCGTGCCTTACACGGCCACCGATCTTGAAACTGCGGAAAACGTAACCCACGCTATACAGATTACCGAGAACGAGCTACGGAAGAAACAGGTAGCTGGTTTCTATCTGGATATTGAAGTAAGCGCGACTCAGACGGATCCCTCCGACGTACAGGAAGAAATGGACAAGATAAGCGGCATTTCCGCCACTTATCTGGACACCGACATTATGTTGCTGGAATGTCACGTCCACCTGGATATCCCAGGGTTTGAAGACACGGGCGAGGATGGCGAGCCTACGGGGATCAAGCTCCCTTATATTGTTACGATCTCAGAGAACAATGGCAAGATTCTAAGTGTCAAACGTAACTGGCTTCCGGACGACGCTGACAGAAAAAAGCGTCAGTATTTCGTTCACTTCAAGTTTTTACCCGGTTTTGGTTTTTACGGTCTTGGTCTTATCCATATGATTGGAGGACTAAGTCGAACGGCGACGGCAGCTCTTCGTCAGCTCATAGACGCTGGAACCCTGTCCAACCTCCCTGCGGGGTTCAAGGCGCGGGGCCTCCGAATACGGAACGATGACGAGCCGCTGTCGCCGGGAGAATTCCGCGATGTTGATGCACCGGGGGGCGTGATCCGGGATGCATTAATGCTGCTTCCTTACAAGGGAGCCGATCCAACACTGTTCCAGTTGATGGGCTTTTGCGTGGAAGCGGGTCAGAGATTCGCTGCCGTTTCCAACTTGCAAGTTGGGGACGGCAATCAACAGGCAGCCGTGGGCACGACAATTGCACTTCTTGAACAGGGTGCAAAAGTCATGTCCGCGATTCATAAACGGCTGCACTATGCACAGAAAGAAGAGTTCTATCTTCTTTCCTACGTCTTCGCGGATTATCTGCCGCCGGAATATCCCTACAACGTCGTAGGTGCGGAACGCATTATCAAAGCGGAGGATTTCGATGAGCGTGTCGATGTTATACCTGTATCTGATCCGAACATCTTCTCCATGGCCCAACGAGTACTCCTCGCACAAACTGAACTTCAACTCGCGCAGTCCGCCCCCGATCTTCATAATTTATATGAAGCATACCGGCGCATGTATAAGGCGCTTGGGATCAAGGACGTGGACGGGATCCTCAAGCCTAATGAGGAAGGTGATCCGGTGGCGAAAGACCCGGCACTAGAAAACTCCGACTCGCTGGAAAATCTGCCCCTGGTTGTTTTTGAAGGTCAAAACCACGAGGCCCATATCATGGCTCATCTGGTTTTTGGGTCCTCTGCTATAGTAGGCACAATGGCTCCGGTAGTGATGTCGCTTCAAAAACATGTTATGGAGCATATATCTGTACGATCCAAGGAACAAGTAGTCGCACAGATGCAACAGAAACTGGGTGGTCAGGAGCCGACACCGGAACAGGTTTTAGAGATCGAAGGTATAGTTGCTGAACTGATTGCTCAAGGAATGCAGGAAGTAAAAGCCCTTAGTAATCAAATAAGTGGGGGAGGAGAGCAAGACCCGTTGATTGCATTAAAAGAACAGGATCTTCAGATTCGCGCCCAACGCGACGCAAATGAACTGGCCATTGATAAGGCTCGTTTGTCTTTGGATGAACAAAAGGCAACCAATACAATGTCTCTTGGCCAGGAACGTATTGCTTCTACCGAAGAAATTGCCGCAGCGCGTATGCAAGCCGCACGGGAACGGGAGATGATAAAACAGGATTCCAAAGAAGCTACTGCTGTAGATCAGAAAAATAGGAGATAATTATGGCTGCTGCAAAAAGAAACCAGCCTTCTGTTGGTACTATTGCCAAGGGTGCGGTTATCGAGGGACAGGGAACTGTTCCTTACAACGGACCCAAAAACATGGCTACGCCTAATATCGAAAAAGGCATAGTAAGAAAAGGTGTTCAAAAAGGCACCGGGGCCGCGCTTCGCGGCAAATCCTACACATATGACTAAGGAGAAGATCATGAAGATGATTTTAGCTCGACTCAGCGAACCATCGACTTATGCGGGAGTAGCTGCAATGTTGGCAAGTCTTGGAGTCATGGGGTTTAACGAAGGACAATGGACGATGTTATTTGGGGCCGCCGCCGCTGTAGCAGCCGCTGTAGCAATGGTACTCCGGGAGAAAGGATAACCTTAATGGGTTGGATTGCCTTATTCAGAGGCGTTCTAAAGTTAGGTTCGATATTAGCTCGTATCATTCAACAGAAACAATTAATGGATGCCGGGGAAGCAAAGGCGATAAGCAAGGGCTTACAGGATGCTACTTCAAAGATGGACGAAGTCAGTAAAGCTATCCGCGATCTTAGGGGCAACCCTGATCTTCGTAGGCGGTTGCGCCGGAAATTCGCCGCTTCTGATAGGGATTGATTATGTGCCTTGTAGCCAGTTACCGGGTCCCTTTTTATACCGGGACGGCGATCAGGAAGAAACAATGCGATGGGGCGATGAATATAATACTATCTGGGAGGTTCTCTGCGTCGAGGGTCCTGCTGGATAAAGGAGTTTCAAAATAATGGATGGAATTCTGCTCGCGGAGCACTTACTTAAATCCATTGAAGAAAGAAAGCAAAGAATTACAGGTATGGTGTTAGACGGGAATATAAAAAACATGGAAGAATATAAGCACTTGGTTGGTGCCTTGGAGTCTTTGGATTATATAGGACGGGAATTGAGGGATATTTTGGAAAAGGAAGTCTAATGGCGGATACATCTATTTCTGCGGGAAAAGCGCAAAATAACGAAGCCAAGGTTATTTCATTGGAAAAAGCTTATGTAAATCGTGAGGAAAAGATTCTTGATCCGGATAAGTTGGACGAAAGCTCGCTAGACAGGCTTCCCAAACCTACTGGATGGAGACTTCTTATATTACCCTATCGGGGTAAAGGAAAAACAGGAGGAGGGGTGTTCCTCCCAGACCAGACTATTGAAAGAGAATCCGTAGCTACTGTCTGTGGGTATGTTCTTGTTGTAGGATCTTTAGCATATAAAGATAAAGAGAAATTTCCCACGGGTGCGTGGTGCGCGGAAAAGGATTGGGTAATTTTTGGTAGATATGCGGGCGCTCGTTTCAAGATTGACGGCGGTGAGGTTCGCATTCTAAACGACGATGAAGTAATAGCTGTCATCCAGGATCCTGAAGATATCCTGCACTTCTAAACATGGAGAAAAGCCATGCCTGAACTAGAACAAGATACGGTAGATCTTCCCTCTGAAGGGAAGTCGGTAGTGGTCGAAATAGACAAAGATTCTATTTCTTCTATTGAAGAAGATTCAAGTGAACACGAGGAATACAGCGCCAAAGTTCAAAAGCGCATAGATAAGTTAACCAAAAAGGCCCGTGAAGCGGAAAGACAGCAACAGGCGGCGATTTCCTACGCCCAGGGTCTTCAGCAAGAAAACAGCACTCTTAAAGGTCGCGTCCATAATCTGGACATTGGTTATGTGAACGAATATGGGGATCGAATTACTTCTCAAACGGAATCTCTTACCAAAGATCTGGAAACCGCCATTGCTACAAATGATACTAGTAGGCAAGTTGAGCTGAACAAAAAACTTGCTCAATTAGCTATTGAAGAGGAACGGGTTCGAGCGGCCAAGGCGGAACAGACACGTATGCAGGAAGCCGTCCAACATCCTCAAGTGGGCGTTCCGACGCAACAGGCACCTAGAATACCTGTGCGACCGGATCCGAGAGCAGAAGCATGGGCTTCAAAAAACAAATGGTTTGGAGAAGATGACGCCATGACTTTCGCAGCCTTTGGAATCCACAGAACTTTGGTGGAAGAGGAAGGCTTTGACACTAGTACTACAGAATACTATGATGAGATTGATAAAAGGGTTCGAGACGCCTTTCCGCATAAGTTCAACAGTGAGGTTATTGTGGAACAGTCCGTCTCAGTATCAGAAGGACGACGCCCTCAACAGGCCGTTGCCTCTGCCGTTCGTTCCAGTAATTCTGGACGCAAAACAGTAAGACTCTCTCCTAGTGAAGTTGCGATAGCTAATAAACTCGGAGTGCCACTTAACGAGTACGCGAAATACAAACGCTGATGGAGAACGACATGACTACGGAAAAAGTTGATCGCACTCCCCGCGCGGCTGAGACCAGGGCTTCAAAACCACGTCGTAAGCCTTGGCAACCACCGTCTATGTTAGACGCACCTCCACCCCCGGAAGGTTATACGCACCGCTGGATCAGGGCTGAAGTGAGGGGATTTGACGACCGGAAAAATATTTCTGCCCGTATGCGAGAAGGGTGGGAATTAGTCCGCAAGGAAGAATACCCTGATTTCGAATCTCCCACGATGGATAGCGGAAAGTACGAAGGAGTTTTTGGTGTTGGAGGTTTGTTGTTAGCACGTATCCCTGTTGAGATTGTTGAGGACCGAACCAGTTACTTCCGGAGACAAAATTCGGAAGCAATGCAAGCGGTTGATAACGATCTTCTAAAGGAGACGCAGCATCATTCGATGGCTATTCATAAGCCTGAACGTCAATCGCGTGTTACGTTTGGTGGTTCTAAGACAGAACCCTAGGAACTACTGTTTTGATTCAATAATTGCTTTAAGGAGCAAATGGTATGGCTAATCTCAATGGATCGTGGGGTTTGAAACCTATCGCTAAGATGGGCCAAAACTCCAACTCCACTGGTGTTAGCGGCTATACAATGTATGAAATTGCCAACGGCAATACGAACGTCC